GCAATACACGAATCAGGATATATGACAATAAAAGATATAATAAATAAATTAGAAGATGAACAAAGAAATGATTAAAGAAATAGTTGAACAACACTATCAACTTAAACTTGAAACGAATACAAGAAAAAGAGAATATGTAGAAGCAAGAAGCATCTACTATAAACTATTAAGAGAAAAAACAAGACTACCATTATCACATATAGGTAAAACACTTAACAAAGACCACGCTACTGTTTTACATTCTTTAAAAAACCTTAAAGATTGGTTAGAGTACGACCAACAAATTAAAAGCGATTACAATTCTATTCTTGATAGGATTAATTACGCTATAAGTATTAACCCTGATGAGTTTTGTAGTGCTGAATCTTTAGAGGGTTTCTATGAAAAGGAATACAAGATATTAAAGCAAAAATATAACTTCTTAAAATCAATACTTACAAAGTACGAACCTAATAGGATAGAGAACTTTGATTAACAAACAAATAGTTTTTTTATTGTATAATTAATTAATTAATCTTTTTTAATTATGGATGGTAGAAAAAACAATGGTGGTCATTCTACAAAAGGATTCGCAGGAAGAAAACCTAAAAGCGAAGAAATAAAACTTGTAGAAAGATTATCTCCTTTAGAAGATGATGCTTTAGCTGCATTAGCAGAAGGTGTTAAATCAGGGGATATTAAATGGGTAACATTGTACCTTAACTACTATCTCGGTAAACCAAAAGAAACAAAAGATATTACTATCAACGAAGATTTACCGTTGTTTATGGAGGATTAGGGATAACTAAAACCCTATTCTCTAACCTATATGAGGGTAAAGAAAACAATAGCCTTTCACAGATTAAAGGAACTACAAAGCAGGATACGAATAGTTAAAGGAGGTACATCAGCTTCCAAGACTGTATCAATACTTTGTTTACTGATTAACTACGCTATAAACAACAAGGGTAAAGAAATAAGTGTAGTGAGTGAAAGTGTACCACACCTACGTAGAGGTGCTTTAAAGGACTTTTTAGCAATCTTAAAGGGTCTCAATAGGTATAACGATAGTCAGTACAATAAGAGTACCTTAAAATATACCTTTACTAATGGTAGTTATATAGAGTTCTTTTCTACAGACCAACCTGATAAATTAAGAGGTGCAAGAAGAACAGACTTATATATAAACGAGTGTAACAATGTACCCTTTGATGCTTATACACAATTATCAACAAGAACAAGTGGTACAATATGGTTAGACTATAACCCTTCTAATTTGTTTTGGGTAGACAAAGAGTTGATAGGACAACCTGATACTGACTACATCACACTAACTTATAAAGATAACGATGCACTACCTGAATCCATAGTAAGAGAAATAGAGAAAGCTAAAGAGAAAGCAAAGACCTCTACCTATTGGTCTAATTGGTGGAAGGTATATGGACTTGGTGAACAAGGAAGTTTAGAAGGTGTATGTATTCCTGATTGGAAAGAGATAGATAGAATACCTGAAGATGCACGATTAATGGCTTATGGGATGGACTTTGGTTATTCAGTAGACCCTACTACCTTGATTGCATTATATAAATGGAATGAGGCTTATATATACGATGAGGTTCTATATAAGAAAGGAATGTTAAACAGAGATATAAGCAGATTCATATCACAGCAGGATATAAAAGAAAACATTGTAGCTGATTCAGCAGAACCAAAATCTATAGCAGAGTTACAAGGGTATGGACACTCTATCTATGGAGTAAGCAAAGGAAGAGATAGTGTAGTTTATGGTATCAATCTAATAAATCAAAACGAGATATACGTTACTGCAAGAAGCAAGAACTTAAAAAGAGAACTACAAGGATATGTATGGGCAAAAGATAAAGAAGGAAACACTTTACAAAAACCTACAGGAGAACATCCTGACTGTATAGATGCTGCACGGTATGTTCTTACTGACCAATTAGAGAATCCTAATAAAGGAGAATATTTTATCTACTAATTGGTTTGTTTAAAAAAAGTTTATATATTTGTATAAACAAAGTTTAATTAATACAATAATTATGGAAGATTTTACAGAAATAATGATTAGTAATTTAACAAGAAAAGAGAACAGAAAGAACACTCTAAAGTTTGTAGGGTACGTTATTCTCTTTGGAATATTCGGAATAGCATCAATGTATGGATTCTTATACTTTATGTTATGGGCAAATGAAATAACAGATAAAATACTTGGAATATTATAAGATGCAAGAAGCGTGTTGGTACGAAGAAATATACGTTGTACAAGAACCTGTACGTAAAGGTAAAAACCCTGAAGTAACACTTTACGTTGATTACAAAGGTAGAACAAGAGTAGGAAGTCAAAAGATAACCTATAAGCAAAATAGTATAGAATTAATAGAAGCAATTAAAACAGCATACGAATACGCATACAATAGATTCATATTAAATAGTTAGTTTTTTTTCATTTGTTTTTGATTGGGATTAGGTAGCTTTTTGCTGCCTTTTCCTTTTTATACATATTAGTAACTTATTTATTGTAATTATATGAAAGTAGAAATAAACGTACCTGATTCACTTAACGAGATTACATTAGCACAGTATCAAAGATTTGAGAAGCTGAACACAGAGGAGAATCAAGGTTCTACATTCTTACTGCAAAAGATGGTAGAGATATTTTGTAATCTTGACCTAAAGGATGTAGCAGAGATTAAATACAAATCAGTACAAGAGATTGCAGTACACCTAAACAAGGTATTTGATTCAAAGCATACACTTATACCAACTTTTAAATTAGGAAGCGTAGAATACGGTTTTATACCTGTATTAGACGATATGACTTTAGGGGAGTATATAGACCTTGATGAGAACTTGGGAGATTGGCAAAGTATGCACAAAGCTATGAGTGTACTATACAGACCTGTTAATTTTAAAAAAGGACACAAGTACAATATAGAACCATATAGCGGAATGAATGAAAACCTAAAGTATATGCCTTTAGATGTTGTATTTGCTTCTATGGTTTTTTTTTGGAATTTAAACAACGAGTTAATACAAACTATCCTGAACTATTTACAGAAGGAAGCGAACAAGCTGACTACTCAACAGAAGGAACGTTTGGAAGCAAGTGGGGTTGGTATCAATCAGTCTATGGAATCTCTAAAGGAGATGTTACCAAGTTTGATGAGGTTACCAAGCTAAACGTACACAAGTGCTTAATGTATTTGGCATTTGAAAAAGATAAAATAGAATTAGAAAAGAAACTGATTAAGAAACGATGAAAGGGTTTTACAACGTAACAGATAAATTAAAAGATGCACTCATAGCAGAGCCATTTGTAAATACAGTTACATTTGGTTCTCTTGATGATGTAGACCTTAACAAACAAACTATCTTTCCTTTATCTCACATCATAGTAAACAACACTACGGTAGGAACTAAAACACTTACATTTAATATTAGTATCCTTTCTATGGATATTGTAGATATAAGCAAAGATGAGGTTGAAGATATATTTGTAGGAAACGATAACGAACAAGATGTACTAAACACTCAATTAGCTTTACAGACAAGAGTAATTAACACTCTACAAAGAGGTGATTTATATACAGACCTGTATCAAGTACAAGGAGATGTAAGCTGTGAACCATTTGTAGATAGATTTGAAAACAAGTTAGCAGGATGGGCAGCAACCTTTGATGTGGTAGTACAAAACGATATGACAATATGCGACTAACAAAAACACAAGAGGCATTAGAGGCTTTCAAGTCGTTTGTTATACAACAAGCACGTTCAAGGCTTTCTAAAGGCAATAAGAACGTCTCTAAAGAACTTTATAATAGTTTAAAGGGTAACGTAAAGGAGATGCCTAATTCTATCCTCTTGGAGTTTGAAATGGAAGAGTATGGATTGTATCAAGACAAAGGAGTAAGTGGAACAGAAAAGAAATATAATACACCTTATAGTTATAAGTCAAAGATGCCTCCTATAAAACCATTAGCACAATGGGCAAAGAATAGAAATATAAGATTAAGAGACGAACAAGGAAGATTTACAAAAGGAAACTATAATACAATAGGTTATTTAATATCAAGAAGCATATACAGAAAAGGAATTAAACCAAGTTTATTCTTTACAAAACCATTTGAACAAGCATTTAAAAAACTACCTGATGAACTTGTAGAAAAGTTTGGTTTAGACGTAGAAGATTTCTTGGCATTCACATTAAAAGAAGATAGATTAAGATGAGTACAAAGATAAACGTAAGAAGTCCATATTTTTTAGCTTATAGTGAGCCTACAATACCTACACCTGTATTTGATTGTTTTATAGCTAACCCAAGAAACTTTAGCATAAATCAACAAGGTATACTTACACTACCTATATTAGACTATGGTACAATAACAGCAGTAGATACAGAAAAGTTTGCAACAGTATCTTCACCTACAAGTAGAACAGTAACACTTACAATACAAATACCAATAGGATTTAGCAATACAGATACAGATGGATTTATTACTTGTGATGTATCAGCAACACAACCTGCATTTGTAGCAGGAACTACTTGTACGCAAAATGTTACAACTAATGGAAGTATCCCTGCACAAACTATTACTGTAGGAGGTAGTAGTGTAACAATAGATTTATCATCTTACTTTACAGGAGGTACAATAGCAGGATATAATATCATAAACTTCCATACAAACCTAGTTACTGCAGGTGTAGCTTCAAATACATTAACACTTACTTCTAATCAGATAGGAGGTACTGAAACAATATACATAGAGGCGTATGAAAGTGCATCAGGTACTTGTACAGCAGTTCAATCAATATCAGTAACTGTAAATGGTTTATCAGATGCTTTTGACTGTACAGATGCAAATCTTGCTAATAGTGGAGGTAGTGTAGCGCAAGATGGTACAATAACAGACCCTGTGACTATAGCAGAAATAACTGCAAAAAGTTTAACATCAGGAGGCGCACACATTACAAGCGTTGCAGCAAACACAGGAAGTACTGCACAAGATATAACTTTATATTTTGATTTAACTGCACCTGCAGGATACACAAACGCAGGAGCAACAGTAATATGTGAAAAAACATTCTCACAACAAGCTACTAACACATTACCTACTTTTGATTGTGATATAGCAAACTTAACTGAACAAGGTATTAGCACAAGAGGTGATATACATATTGGTAAATCACAGTTAGGAACAATACAAAGTTTTACACCTATAAGTTTTGCAGAGGTAAATACAGAAACAGATAGAACTGTAGATTTTACTGTATTGATACCAAGTGGATATTCTAATACAGGAGATGGAACGCAAACAATTACTTGTACTAAAACAATAACGCAACCTGCATCATTGGGCGCTTGTGGAAGCAATCCTTATTTTATATCTACAGGTAGAGTATCACCTACAGATTTTTGTGATGGTACTTTTCCAACATCTACTGCTATAGTTTCTACAGCATCCAATACAACAACAGGAAAAGGAAAAACAGTATGTAAACAAGGTACTGCCTTTGCAGGGCAAAATTTATATTACGCAGTAAGTACTTCTTCTATAAATGCAGGAGCAGGAATTGGAGTAGGTTCTTATGTAGTATGGTTAATTGACAATAACGGTATAATCACTAATGTAGCAATGGCAAATTGTGATGTAGGAGGTTCAGGAAGTTTTACAAATTTATAATTATGGCAATAAGTACAGCACAGTTAAGTTTATATATTTATACAGGTACATCAGGTTCTTACACAAGTTCTGATTTAAAATATACAATACAAAAAGAAAGAATCAATGCAGATGATATAATTAACTTTGAGGTTTCAGAACTTATAAGAGATTACATTGATGTAAACTTTAACAATGACTATTTATCAAAGTGTGTATGGGTAACTGCCATTACAAATTTATTTGATGAGAATAACCAACCTTATACATATAGCAATCCACAAAACGATACTTATTTAGCTTTAGATGGATATGGTTATTTTGA